TACCCAAGCCCGAGGAATCATCGTCCGATCCCCAAAAGTAATACCATCATCATCTTTATCATAAGACGCAAATAATTTAATAGACTTATTATCTTTAGAATATAACCAACCTTCATTAACTGGTCTTGCTAATTTCATCTTATCAAACTCTTTGTCTGTAGCCCAGCCAGAGTCACTAACACAATCTATCCACTCCACTCTGACTTTCGGATAAGGTATATCCGGAGTTGTTTCTGTGATGATAGCTTTTCTTCTTTTCCGAGGCATGTATAGGATTATATCACAGATTTATTTTTTTAAAATATGCATTCACGCGCGTGGAGCCGAAACTTGATAGTACATTAAAAAGTGTACCAAAAATAAAAAGTGTACTAAAAAGTGTACCACTTTAAGCCTTATTTTATGCGGTAAAACAGTCAAAAGTACACTTGGACACTTTATTTCCGAGAGAAAAAAATATTTTTTTTAAATCTGTCACAGAATCTTATAATATGGTTTTTTCTGTCTTATTTTCGCCATAATGTAGACTCATTACTGCCAATTTATCGTGGGCCTCTGACATTTTCAGTAACAATTTGTCAATTTCAAGAGTAATATCAGGGTGTTCTGGTATCACTAACTCGTGTTCATTGAAACATTGTATCTTATATTTAGCGTCTGCTATGTCAGCTTCGTATCGCTTCTTTAGAACGTTTCTAAGTTTATCATTCATTGTTGTCCTCCTCCATAGTTTCATTACCGTATTCGTCTTTGTATATAATCCATGACTTGTCACCGTCATAGTAGTATCCTGATATCTCACGCTCCATTAAAAAAATCCTCCGGGTTCATATTAACTTTAGCTTTTTCTTTTTCGTCATGCAATAGGTCATAATACATGTCCAATCTTTTCAAAAACCTATGTTTATAGCGCCTTAATTCTGCCCCATTTACGACAAATTCTT